TCTAAATCTTGTTCAAGCTCTACAACTCCACAAGCTTTAACAAATTTGGCATAATCAAAGTTATCATTGAATTTAGAAAATGTACTCCCTAAATCATAAGCCATGTGCTTTAAAGTATGTAGCGAAATTTCCTTTTCTGTATCGCTCAAACTTTGGCTAAAAAATACCACAGTTGCCCTAGTATTAATATCCTCAGCTATTGCCTCGAAATGTTTTCTTGTCATTGTTTCTCCTTAGTTAATATGTAAACAAGTATAAACATATAGTATATTTAATTGCAAGTTATTTAATAAAGTTTTTTTTTTTGGGTTTCAATATGGGTGGGGGGTGTTGTAAAGTTTTTCCTATAAGTCTTCATGCATATAGCCACAACACCAACACAGAATAAAACATTTAACCACAGATGAAATACAGAAAACTTCAAGAGGTTATATATGGTAAAAATTACCAATAAAATAAATGGTAATGTCAATCTGAGTACCCTATTATTATATGTCTTAGATACCTATATTTAACTTACACAAAGTGAACAATACAGTAAACAATTGGTCTACTATATGTTGTGTACTTTTAGTGACATACTACATCTAGTGGGTGCACTATCACAGTAATATTGGTTAGTGTCACTTATCTGTTTTAGAGTATTCTTACACTCTTTACATTTCTTCAATAGTGTCTAGTCTAGCTGGTTTTTTATAACAGGCATCCAATGCAATGTAGTTGCGATTCTGCCTGATTACTTAGTTTGGTTAGACCTTGGGTAGCTTACTTGTCTTTCTAGTTGGTCAGGTTTCCCTGGTAAGCCTTTTGTGCTCCTGATGCCCTCTTTACCTGTATCTACTTACTCCTAAATAATATTTATAGTTGAATAATAACATGGGTTCTGTATAATACAAGTACTGTATGTGAAACACTAAATAATCAGGAAATGGTTTTTCAGGCAACTGATTAGCCATTTTCTGTTATTATGGGAACAACATGATTCTTTATTCATGTTCCTCCCTGTATAGCCCTAGCTTGTCTAGGGTGTGCAAAATAAAAAATTTTTTTTACGCCTGAGGTTCTTGTAAACCATCAGGCAGCTTTCTACCTTTGATTCTAGGAAATGATTTAGGTTTGTGATTATTACAATATCTATACTTGTTATATTTAGATATAACTGTATCGCAGGTTTCC